ATCACCGTCAACAGTAAGAAACTTGGGATTATCTAAAGTATATGACTTTGTTGCACAAAAGGTATCTATCGATTATGACGATACATTATCTACAGATAGAGGTAAGGAACTTGCTAAGAGAATGTTGAAAGAGGGTAAGGATGTTAGTATCATTACAAGACGACAATCAGACCAATTAGGGGAGGTTTATAAGACCGCTGATGAATTAGGTATCCCAAGAGATAAAGTCCATGCAACAAACGGAAAATTGAAATGGGAGACCATCAAGAAATTAGGTATAGAAAAACATATTGATAATAACCAAAATGAGATTGACGCAATTAAGGAAAATACACCTAATGTTGAGGCAGAGAAGTTTGGTTATGAAACAGGTGGAATAGGTGGTTATGTTGACCCAGGTATTTCAGGAAAGACCGTTACATGTAAAGAATGTGGACATGAATGGGATATGAAAGATGGTGGTAAAGATACATATGTTTGTCATAAATGTGGTTATGATAATTCAGTTACTTCAAAGTCATTAACAAAACCAACTCTATTTGAAAGTCATTCAGACTATCCTGAATCAGTTAAGAATAACGCTAAAGCGGTATTAAAATATGTTGAGGAAAATGGTTGGGGTTCTTGTGGAACTGATGTGGGAAAACAACGTGCTAATCAATTGGCTAAGGGTGAACCCATCTCAGAAGAAACCATACGTCGCATGTACAGTTACTTATCAAGACATGAGGTTGATTTGGAAAGTTCAAAAGGATATGGTGATGGTTGTGGAAAACTGATGTATGATTCATGGGGAGGAAAGTCAGCGTTAAGTTGGGCGGAATCTAAGATTAAATCAATTGACAAAGAAAAAATGTCAAAACAAAAGTTCCAAACAGATGATGAGAAAAGAATTGTAATTGGACCAGCAATGATTCCTGACCTTAGAATATTCCGTAAGGATTCTAAAGGAAACCCATACTATGTTTACTTCAGTTCTGATACAATCAAGATGATTGCTGAGAAATACATGAGAAACAAGTACATTGATAATAACGACCAAATGCACGATGGTAAAGCGGTAAGTGATGTATATGTATTTGAGAGTTGGATTAAAGAGTCTGAGAACGATAAATCAACTGACTATGGTTATGGCGAACTTCCAATAGGTACATGGTTTGTATCAATGAAAGTTAAGAATGACAAAATTTGGGAGAAAGTTAAACAAGGACAATTAAACGGATTTAGTGTTTCAGGTTACTTTGAAGAGGTGGCATCATTCTGTAGAGAAGAGATGTTCCTACAAAAAGTGGCGGAAATATTAAAGAATATTAAGGACTAATAATATAATTTGGTAATATATATAAAAATCCATATTTAGTATTAGAGATAATAAATAATTAAAACAAAAACAAATATGTCAAAATCAAAAACAGCAATTGCTGAGATTAAAAAATTGATGGTACAATTTGGTTTTATGGCTAACGATTCTACTATGGCATCTTTCAAACTTGAAGACAATACAATTTTACAAGCATCTAAATTAGAAGCTGGTGAGAAGATTGTAAAAATCAACGAAGAGTTTGAACAAGTGGCATTAGAAGATGGTTCTTACAGACTTGTTGAGAATTTCAACATCGAAGTAGAAGGCGGTGAAATTAAATCTGTAAAAGAGATTTTTGTATCGGCTAAGTTAATTGATGGTACTGAGATTAAGGTTGAAGGTGATGGTTTAGTTGAAGGTGCTAAGGTAGTAGTAGTTACTCCTGATGCTGAGGTTCCTGCACCAGATGGTGTTCACGAACTTGAAGACGGATCTAAAGTTGAAACCAAAGACGGTTTAATCGTATCAGTTGAAGAAGCTATGCAAGAAGATGGTGAAGGAGAACCAATGCCAGAGGGAGAACCTAAAGCAGAAGTAAAACCTGAAGAACCAATCGAAGTTGAAATGTTAGAAATGTTAAAAGACTTTGTAAAGAAAATGTCTGAGAAAATGTCTAACATGGAACAAAAAATGTCTGAAGTTGAATCTCAATTCGCAGCATTTAAAAAAGAACCAGCAGCAAAAAAGATTGCTAATGGTAAAACAGATTTTAATAAATCAATAAATAATGAGGATGCAATTGAGTCTAAATTGGCGATGATTGCTGAATTAAGAAAAAATAACAAATAAAAAACAAATAAAAGAATTATGAAAATTTTATCAAAAGAACAATTCGCTTATGACGTAGCATCAATCGGTAACTACGTTGACCAAGTTGGTGGTGAATTACTTTCAAAGGCGTTAATCGGTGGTACAACCGCTAAATACGCAAACGTAAGATTAGGTGTTAAAGGTACTCAAGCATTGAACCTTTTAAACTCAACTGCGTATTTCCAAGATGGTACTTGCGGATGGTCTCCATCAGGTACAACTACCTTCACACAATCAAACATTACAACTTGTCCTGAGAAGTACAATGAAGCATTATGTTACAAAGATTTGTATGATACATATCAATCAATGTTAATGCAACCAGGTCAAACTTCTGAGTCAGTTCCATTTGAAGCACAAATTGCAGACTTAAAAGTTAAGCAAATTCAACAAAGAATTGAGCAACAATTATGGCAAGCAACTACTGGAACTTCATGTTTCAATGGTTTGAAGACTTTAATTGCATCAGGTCAAACAGGTGTAGCAGTATCTGCATCAGGTACAACTTTCTCACCAAACGCAGCTTATGGTGTAAACGGTAACCCAATCACTGAAGTTGATAAATTAATCAACGCATTAGATGACAACGCAATGTCTCGTGAAGACTTAGTTGTTTTCATGTCATATGGTAATTTCCGTCTATATGTACAAGCATTAGTAAGAGCTAACTTCTTCATGAACTATATCGGTTCTACTGATATTACTTCAATGTTAGAAGCAACTCATCCTTCTACTAACGTAAAAGTTGTTCCAACTATCGGTTTGAACGGTTCTAACGCAGTAGTAATTGGACCACGTGAGTATATCGTTGTAGGTTTTGACTTATTGTCTGACCACGAGAAATTAGTTATCTGGTACTCAAAAGATTTTGATGAGTTACGTTTGAGAGCTAACTACAACTACGGTGTAACAATCGCTAAGTTTGGTTCAACTGCATACTTTGCAACAAACGGTTTAGCATAATCTAAATCAAAATATTAAAGGGGGAGTTTATCTCCCCTTTTTAAAAACATAAACAAAAAACAAATTTAATATAAAATAATATGAGTTGTTATATATCTTCAGGGATTCAATTAGGTTGTTCTGATGGAATTGGTGGTATTAAGAAGATTTACATCGCAGGTGGTACAGGTACTACAACAGGTTACACTTACAGTGCTACAGGTGCTGTAACAGGTGCTACTTCAAGTGCGGGTACTGTACTTTATGGTTTTGAACTTAAAAGAAATACAAGTTCTTTAACTCAAAATGTGACTAAGTCATTTGAGAATGGAACTATCTATTTTGAACAAGTTTTAAACGCAGTGTTCTTCAAGTACGATCAAGACAAGAGAAACCAATTGAAAATCTTATCTCAAAACGATCAAATTCAAATTATCGCAATTGACCAAAATGATGTTCAATACTTATTAGGTCAAGTAAACGGTATGTATTTAAGTGGCGGTTCTGCTGCTACAGGTACAGCGTTTGGTGATAGAAACGGTTTTGAATTTATCTTCACTGGTCAAGAACAAGAACCAGCAAGAGTAATTAGTGGTGCATTGTCTTCTGTTTACGCAGGAGCTACAATTGTAGGATAAACCAATAGTAGGTCGTAAGACTGAATATTCTATATCTATAAATTAAAAGGGGACCTATGTCCCCTTTTTTTGTGCTATACCAATTCAGTTTGGTTTTTTTTATATTTAGTTATATAGAGATAAATTATGTTATACTTACAAAAAGGACAACAAAACGAGTTGATAATGAACATCAACAACAATACTGCTACAACATTTAGTGGTTATACGTTGGAGTTTACACACATCATGTCAAAGGAAGTTAAGACTTATACGGTTAGTACATCTGACCCACAAGTATATGCACAAAATATTCGTTACTGTGAAATTATACTTAACCTTCAAAATTCAGGACAGGATTTAAATTACTTAGGTGAATATCAATTGAACATATATGGTAATGGAACTGAGTTGGTTTTTACAGGTATCGCTATACTTGAAGGAACACAAGAAAGTCCTGCATTTACTGAGTATATTTCTCCTAATGAAGATAATGAAAATTATATATACATACAAAATTAATTATGAGTGAAGAAATAAAGAAAACACAATTTGCAAATATTAAGTTTGATAGAGCAACTGTACCAGTTTATTCAGAAGTACTACAACGTAGTCCATGGGTTTATTATGGTGAAAACAATCTATTACCTCAATACTTTATAGAGTTGTATGACAACTGTGCTATACATAAAGCGGTAGTTACATCAAAGGTAAACCAAATCATGGGAGATGGTATTGTATCATTAAATAACCCCATGGCATCTGTAAACTTAGTTAATGGTAAAGAAACTGTTGCTGAGGTAATGAGAAAATGTGCATTGGATTTTATTTTATTTGGTGGATTTTCCCTTAATGTAATTTGGACAAAAGATAGAAAATCAATTGCTGAGATTTATCATTTAGATTTTAGTAGAGTACGTAGTGGTAAATTAAATGACGATGATGAAGTAGAATCTTATTTCTATTCTGCTGATTGGAGATTTTTAAAGAAATTCCCCGCTGAAGAATATCCTGCGTTTAATCAAGAAAAAGGTGACGCATCACAAATCTATTACTTTAAATCATATCAACCATCATTAACTTATTATCCAATTCCTGATTGGTCAGGTGGACAAAGAAGTATTGAGACAGATATTGAAACTAAAAACTTCCATATGAATAACCTACGTAAAGGTATGGTTCCTTCATTATGGATTAACTATAATAACGGTATCCCTGGTGAAGAAGAACAACGTACTTTAGTAAGGGCATTGGAAAGTCAATATGGTGGTACTGATAACGCAGGTCAAGCAATTATCTCATTCAACGAGAGTAAAGAACTTGCACCTGAAATTACACAAATTCCTCGTAATGACAATGACAACTATTATCAAAGTCTTAATGACGATATTACCCGTTCAATTTTATCCGCACATAGAGTATCTTCTGCTGAGTTGTTTGGTATTGCTACAGCGGGTAAATTAGGTGGTGGTAGTGAAATTGTAGAACACTCTGAGTATTTCCGTAAGATGGTTATTCAACCATATCAAAATGCTATGTTACCAACATTCAATAAATTGGTAAGTCTTAAGTTTGGTGTTCCAACAATGTTTGAAATTAAACCATTATCATTATTTATTGGTGGTGATATTAAAGATGAACCTGCAGTAATTGATAAACCAGTTACTCCTGTTGAAGCGGAATCACAAGTTATTAATGAAAACATCAAAGGATTAAAAGGAAGAGAATATCAAAATCTAATGAGAATCGTTAGAGAATATAACAAAGAAAAAATAACAAGAGGACAAGCAATACACATGTTAATGAGTGGATACGGATTAACAGAAGAAGAATGTAATGTTTGGTTAGGAGAAGAAGAACAAATTTTAAACTAATATAAAATGGGTGTTTTATTAATATCAGAAACAAAATTAAAAAACTTTACCAACATTAATAAAAATGTTGATATGGATGTATTGAAGGCGGAAGTACAGATAGCACAAGATATTGACTTACAAACAATATTAGGTACAAAGTTTTACAATCACTTATTATCACAAGTAACTGCAACAGGTAATACATTCAATGCGGATGAAAAGACACTAGTAGACAATTATATACAACCATTTTTAATTCAACAGGCATACTTCCAATGTATCCCTCAATTGATGTATAGAACAATGAACAGAGGTATTGTTGAAGGTGTTATGGAAAATGCAACATCTGTTGACATTGAAACTATGAAGTATCTAAGAACGATACAGAAACAGAGAGCTGACTTTTATATGACTCGTCTTCAAGATTATCTATTGATTGGTAAGGGTCAAAACAAATTCCCTGATTATGTTTCTCAATCTACAATTGATGGTATGATTCCTGATCGTTCACAAAAGTACAATAACGGTATTTTCTTAGCACATACTTCTCGTAAGGGTTACAGTATGGATAATTTAAATAAAAAAGGGATTGGAACTTATTCCGAATTAGAACATGAGAACCCTCCATGTAACGATTGCTATTAATATGAACACAGAAATAATATTACTTATATCAAATATTCTAACAGGTGTTGCTGGTTTCTTTGTGGGGAAGAGACGTAGTGATGCAGAAACTGACAATCAAGTATTGAGAAATTTAGAATTATCTGTTAATCTTTACAAGAATATCATAGATGATTTAAAATCTGAGATACATGAATTAAACATTAAGATTGATGACCTTGAAAAAAAGGTTGGAGAATTAATGGCAGAAAATAAGAAATTAAAAAAATACAATGGACTTTAAATTACCTTATCCAACAGACACAGAATTAAACTTTACAGGAAAACCAGATTATTTTGAAAGATTATTAATCCATATTCCTAATTTAGAAAAGAAGTATAACATAACTCAAAACGAATTAACTGGTTGGATTAGTCATAATTACAATAGTGTGTTTTTAACCAATAAGGAATTAACATTCAAAGAATATCAAAAATTAGTAAAATAATGGAAATTAACGAATTTATATCACCACTCAAACAATCATTTGAACAGGCGGTTGTATTTCACCACCAAACAACAAATTTCAGTGAACATAAAGCATTAAATAATTATTATGATGCGATTGTACCATTACTTGATGGACTTATTGAATCTATTCAAGGAGTATATCCAAGAATTGGTTCTTACACTTTGGTTAACCCTGTTGATTGGAGTGAGGGTGTATCAACAACTTACTTTAAAGGATTGTATGGTTATGTACAAGAACATCGTAAGATGATTTACCAAGAAAGTTGGATACAAAATCAAATAGACGAAATTGCACAATTAATTGCAGAAACATTATATCAATTAAGTTTAAAATAAAATAAAATGAAATTAGAACAAATCATCAAACTCAAATTAAATAACTTTGAGATTAAATTACCAGACACAAATCCAATTTCTAAAGAACCTATTAATTTAGCAGACTATCCATGGGAAGATTGTATCGCAGATGCTGAAGAAAGATATGGTGACCCTGAAGTTGCAAAAAGAGTATGTGGTGCAATTAAAGCATTATACGCTGAAAAACAAAAAATGGATATTGAACCTAATCCTTGTTGGGAAGGTTATGAACCAATCGGATTAAAAGATGATGGGTCACCTAACTGTGTTCCAATTAAAGAAAATCAATCAAGTCAAAAATTTGTAATTCCATCACCTGAAAGTGGTGAAGATGAACAAAAATATATTAGTAGATGTATTAGTAGTATTATTGACGAATATGGTCAAGAACAAGCGGCAGCAATTTGTTACGCGAAATGGAGTGAATAATAAAATGATAAGGGACCTATTTGGTCCCTTATTTATTTAGTTTTATTTTACACCAGCCATCATTTTGGCAATTTCAATCTCATTTTTTCTTGCCCTATCTGCGGAATCTAAAGAATATAATTTATTTTGACGATTAATTTCATTCTCAATACGGATTGAATTTTCTGACATTTCTTTTTTATAATTTTCAGATTTGATATAATAAAAAGTAATTATACCAATTACTAAAATTGAAAGTACTTTAAGTGTTAATTTCATATTTATTTGATTTTTGTTTTACAAAGATAATATACCGATTGTTATTTTCCAAATTTATTTTTAACTAATCTCATTCTTTCTCTATTAAATGAATTTGTACAGTTCTTACAATTGTGTGCAAGACCATCCCAAAATACTTTATTCTTGTGGAAATACTTTAAAGGTAATTCTTCTTTACAGTGACAACATCTCTTTGTACGTCCTTTCATTTCCTCTTCTGTTGGAGTGTGAATCTTAAACTCTTTATGTGGATATAGTTCATTCATGATACCAAATCGGTATGCCATACCAGCAGCCGACTTTTCATTCTGACAAAAGTCCTTACGTCTACGATATTTGGACGCAATTTCCTTTACCTTATCAACCGTCCAATTGGTTTCATTTCTCTTTCTGTTGGGAAAGAAAACGTCCAATAAACCATTACGTTTGGAATATTCAAACGCCCTGATATTACCCTTTCTAAATTCTGTTTGGTTTTTGTATTGTTTTGCAATTTCCTTAACCAAATCATCATTCCATTTCATGTATTTCATATCTATTTGTTTTTTGTTATAACAAAGGTAATATGATTTTTTACAATATCAAAATTATTTTTAAAAAAGTTATTAACATATCCACAAACAAAAAACCCACGAAAATCGTGGGTCTTAAGTAAAATCAACTATCTATTTATAATAAAGGGTGGACGAATGTACTACATGAAATGGCAATATCAAATTTAGAATAAAAATGTATCCGCCCACCCAAGAATAAATATATAACAAAATTTTTTAAAAACCAAATATTTAAATAAATAATTCTGTTCTAAGTGTAAATCCATTTTCATCTTGATGAATTACCTCATGTCTAAAATCTAATGTGTTGGATAGTTGATTAAGTATCATATTTTCATTACTTATTTTAAGGTGGTTTCTTTGATCTTCTGATAGTTGATTGAGGGGAATTTCCATCCGAAACATTTGCGTGTAAATTTGGGGTGTTTGTGTTTGATATGGAACTATTGGTTCAATAGCATCATTCTCATTAATTGTATTAAAAAACTTGAAATTTCTCATAATAATAAATATTAAAAAAAAAGGGGGAAGTACACCACACTTCACCCCTTAGTATAAAATGAATTAATTTATACTGTTTCTTTGGAAACTGATTTGATATGATTATCAATCTTATCTAATCTATCTCCCATTTCTTTACTATATCCATTCTGACAATAGTCAGTTAAAACGTTTGTGATTCCCACAACTTCCTTAAGTGTGAGAGGAGTACCTATTAATCTACAATATTCTCCTACGAACTTTAGCGTCGATTGACGCACAATACTGTCTTGGTTTTTTTGAAAGTCTGCCATTTCTATTTTTGTTTAAATTGTTTAACCGTATTTTTCTACTAATCTTGATACCATATTCTCAAACTCATCGTACATCTTTTCGATTGCAATTTGAGGTTGTCCATTCTCATTCATTTCAAATTCAATCTTAACTGAAATTGATTTTGGCATTCGTTGAGAATGTTGTCTTGTAAGATCTTCAGGTGAACCACTGACAAGTGAATAAAGAGTATTAGGAACACCCATATCACCTTCTACTTGTTCTCCTTTGGTAATTACACCCATACTCAATAAAGACGCAATTGAACGTCCTACGGAACTGTTGAGGATAGGATTATGTAATTCACAGTACAAGTCGTAAGCATCCCACTTAGTCATGGAACCAAACGTTTTAAATAATTCGTAGACCTTCTGGTCTTGATTGTTACAACGAGATATTGATTGACGTAACTGTTCTTCGTCAACTTGCGTTGTTTTGTAATAAGTTCTGATAATGATTGCCATTCGTTAAAAGTTTAATTGTTTATGTAAACTTACAATAAATATTTGAGTTTTCCAAATAATCAGATAATTAAATAGAAAAATTATATCCATCATCAGTTAAAAACCAATATTTTGGAATATAAGATTTATAAATATTTGCTGGTTTATTCTTATTTGGACCACATTTAAATCCATATTTTTTAATTTCAATATTATATTTTTTTAATATTTGAATAACTTCATTACTATTACAGTTCCATAATTTTGATATTTCTATTGAGTTATGATTTTTTTTATATAAACTTATACCTTCTTGTAATAAATTTTCATTTATATTTAATTCAATTTTGTTAATCTTATGAACAAAATCTGAAAATTTATGTTCATTATTTTGTTTTTTTGTACACCATTCTAAATTTTCAACTCTATTATCATTCCTTATTTTATTCTTATGATTTACTTCATTATAATTATTAGGATTTGGAATAAAGTGTTCAGCAACTAATCTATGAACATAAAAACATTTTGGTTTATATCCTTTTGGAGTATTAGTTAAAATAATTTGAATATAACCATTATTTTTATTTGGATAAGATTTTTTAATTATAGGTGTTTCTAATTTCTTATATTTAGTGGTAATTGTTGTAAATATTTCACCTTTTTCATTAATAAGATAATGTTCAAATCCTGGTTTATTTATATTTTTCATAATATTTTTTTTCAAATTTATATACAAATTTTGAATTATCAAAACTTTTGAGTAAATTTTAGATACTTATTAATTACAGGTGGGAGTAGAATACCTGGTTAATCTAAACTACTATACTTCAGGTAAACTCCTGTTGGATCGTGTACATATTTTTTTATCCAGTACCAGAGCACCAGCATCAGCAACAAATATATAAATAAAAAAGAAACATCCAGCACTAGAGCACCAGTATTTGTTTAAGTAAATAAATTTTAATATATTTATATATATGAAAACAAACCAGAGCACCGCACCTAAATTTAGAACTGGTGCACTATCGTTGAAGGAATTTTATAAACTTACCTCAACAGAAAAAGAAATT